AAAATCTCCCACAGGTAGTTCCATATGTCGCAATGCAAGAGCACGGCGGATTGTTTCCTCTGTTCCTGGAGTACATGTACCTGCAGTTGTCTGAACAGGTGTCCATTTTCTTTTCCTTTGTAGTAGTTTTTCGTACGGGTTCATAGCTATTCGGCACAATCACATTGAGGTTCAGGTTTGTTTACTGACTCCATGAAAAGTTCTGTTAGATAATCATCAACTTCATCTTCTGAAATTGCTGCATAAGCATTAGTCTTATCTTGAACATCACCCATCACTTGGAGTGAATAATATAAAGATGTTTGTGGAGACCTAAGCCACTCTTCAATAAAGTCCTCATCCATGACAGCCAAATCTGACCACCAGTTGAATGAATACCCATGGAGAAGTCCACTGGTTTGGTAGAGACGCATGATGCCATCTGCTACACGTTTGTAATTTTCCCAGCCTACTTCTGAAGCAATTTCTACTTCACCGTAGTCATAAGTTTGCACACCAAAGGTACCAGAATCACGGTCAACTGTCCTTGCAATAGGTGGTGCAATCTCAGGACAACATGTATAACCATCAGCATCCTGTGAGCGGTAGCTACAAGACGCTGTAGGAGCGATAGCAAAGGCTCGGGTCATTCCATACTCATGAGCAACTAACGAAGCATCACGGATGCCATGGGATAGTTGTTGTACAAGTGAATAAGCTGCAGTTGCTGCTACTTCTCCTGCTGAGTATTGATCGAGAGCAGTTCCGAACTGTTCGTAGGTGACACCGTACCTCCGCAAGAGGTTTGCAAGACCCAAGACTCCAAGTCCAACCTGTCGATCTGTGGCAGCAGGTAGGTATTCTCCAGTCTCTCCAACACCTGTTTCAGAATGTAATTGGCAAAGCTCTTGCATCCCCGCAACGAAAGCACCAGGGATCTGTTCGAAGCTGCAGGCTCCAAGGTTAATATGTTCGAGCAAGCATGTGCCTCTACTGGGCAAGTACACCTCAAGACATACATTTCCTCTGATTCTTTCTGTTCCTGCATAACGTACTTTATTTAGCCAGATATCTCCAGCTTTAATTCCTTTGATTAGTTTGAGTTTGATAGAGGATGACATCTCATCCCACCAGTCTTGAGTGATATTGACGCAACGTTTTACCCAAGGTAATACATCACGTGGTGTAGAAATGAACTCTTCTACATCGTTATGATTAGCGTCTAAATGGAGGACGATAGCTCCGTTTTTATATTTTCCGCCCCGCCTGAGAGTTTCGTTAAGAGCCGAATAGATTCGTCCAAATGATACAGGACCACTCGCAACGACGCCAGACTCTCGCGTGAAGCCTCGGTAGTCAAGGTCTGATAAGTGGATTGCAACGCCCGCGCCGTTTCGTAGAGCGTGACTAGCGAATCTCCATGATGCTTCGATACCATTGGGTCCTTCCATTTCATTTGTAACATTCATAACGGTGCACGACACCGGGAGACGGCCACTAGGATCATCGATCCATGATTGAACACGTCCAGTTCTAGAAATTAAGTCGCTCATTTAACTAAGTCAGATAGGTTTGGTGGTTGATAGTTTGGTCCCTTCATTACTTTTCCGTCTCGACGACGAATAGGTTTACCGTCAAGACCAAGCTTTGATAGGTTTGATTTATGAACACGGTCCATAGCTTCTTCGAGATCCCATTCCATGTTTTCTGCATATTGAAATGCTACATAGACCAGATCAGCTAATTCTTTTAGTTCATTTTCATAGCCTTCTTCAGTGGCTGCATACATGAACTCTTTGAACTCTTCAACGATCAAATCCCGTTGCATAGTCCGGCTCTCCTGTGAGTTCTGGATCCCATAAGCTGTACGGAATTCCACTGCTTGGTCGGACAGGCTCTGCGATGTTAAGTGTGTGTTGTAGTTCATTCTCAAGATAGTGGATAGCTTTTTTAAGGTCTTGTGCTTTCGAGTTAGCATCTTTGAAACCGGCTCGGCTAATATATTTAATAGCATTACCTAGATGATAGTTTAATCCTTGGTCTCTGATGTAGTCCCAGACTTCAATGGATCCTCGGGTGTAGTGAGCGGGAGAATAGTGGGCCATTCTTTAAGTAGTTGTGAGATGTTATTAGTAAGGATAAAGTTAGTCTTCTGTAGATCTAGAAACAACTCAATCATTTGTTGAGGAGGACACTTCTGAAGTAGATCCTCCATCCTCTTAAGTTTAAATTCTTGCTCAATAGTGATCTCAGTTACTGGCATTGGTGGGATTCCATAGTATGGGTCTGTTGTTTTCGAAGTCATAGTCATCAGCAGTAAGGATTTTTGCTAGTCGTGCATTCTGTAAGGCATCCTTTTCTGTGAGACCTTTTGATGCAAATGCGGAGACAACACTATTCCAAGTGTATCCATTTTCCGCAAAAAATTTTGAGCTAGTTTTTACACCGAACCCTGGTGCACCTGCATAACCATCAGTACTATCACCTGATAATGTTTGTATAAGGAACCATTGCCAACCATTTATATCATCGATTGTGAATGTCTCTTTTAAGTTATACACAGTACCAGGTATTTGTTTCATATCCTTGTCAGGAGATACAATCACACAGTCATCATTCGATGTTGCATAAATCCCCATTGCATCATCAGCTTCCAATGTAGGCATGATGATCAATCGATATGATTCAGATAGTTTATTGATTACTCGTTTGTAACCACAGGGCTTCTTACGGTTCCGATGACCTTTGTAATCTGAAGCAACTGACTTACGAAAGTTAGTTGAATCACTGAAGAACAAGATAATATCAGGATCAAAGAATTCAGATTTGATCTTATCAATCTCCCTGACAGTACTTCCATAAGCCTCTTTAAATGAACTTCCTACTACGATTACATCTTCTCCATAATCAATATCATATTCAGCACTAGCACAAGACTTATAAACGATATAGTCAGCATCAATTAGTAGGGTAGTCATCCTTGCCCTCTTGATAGCTTCTTATTATGTTTGGCTTTAGATAGTTTACTTTGACCTTGTGTTGTCTTCTTTTTGACGGCTTTAATCTGCTCGCCTTTCTTTCCGTATAGCATTAGTGGGTTTCGCTCCAGTTTTTTCCTTTGGTTGCTTCTGCGTCGATTCTGATTCTGAGGTTGTAGTATTCACCTGATTCAATCGATGAGAGTACCAAGGATGAACATAAGTCTTCTGCATGTTTAGGTTCTACTTCGAACTGAAGTTCATCATGAATGAACCCTAGTTGAGAGCAGCATAATTTTAATTCTTTAATGTGGTCTTGATTGATAACCATCCAACGCTTCGCGACTACACCGGCTCCTGATTGGAGGAGGAAGTTAAGCGCTTTGTGAGAGCTATCAACTGCAATTTTTCTTCCATCGAGAGATCGTATGTAGCCTTTTTCCGAAGCTTTCTTAATTGCTTGAAGGAGTCCTTCCAATCCCTCAACAGCATCAATGTATGCAGCGCGGATCTCCTTACCTTTTCGTTTAGCACTTGATGATGAGAGTTGTTTATCGTATGAGTGGCCAATCTTTTCGTCACCTGCGCCGTATAGAAACGCATACGTGACGGTCTTAACTAGCTTCCGTGTAATACCTATCTTGTCTGCATTTACCTGATGGATATCTCCATTGAGGAGGATCTCGGCGTATCTTCCATCGTCGTACTTAGCCAAGTAGTGACTAAGCATCCGAAGCTCAATGCCAGAAAGGTCAGCACCAACCATGCATAAGCCTGGACTTGGGATAAAGAGTCTTCTAAATCTTTCGTCGCTTGGGACTTGTGCAAGGTTGGGGTTTCGATGTGCACACCTGTGTGTAGATGTTGCAACGCTGCAGTGATGATGTATCCGGTCATTCGTACATTGCTTCAGCCAAGCGTTCACGCCTTCCGAGAGGAGACCAAGCATTTTCATTACCGTCAAACATCTCGCGAACTTCATAGAAATCGGAGACGCTATTTCCTTCAGGATAACTTCGTCGATAACTGGTTTCCCAGTAGCTGTCAAACTCGTTGGAGTCCAACCATAGAATGTTTGCAATATCCATGAAATGTGATCTCTTGATGTTGGGTTAAGTTCTTTTAGTCGAGTAGAGGATGCACCCGCGACATATCCTTGGCGGCTATTATTTCGTTTCGGAGTGAATTCTGCTCCTGCGACGTAAGGGTGTTGCCTGCGTAGTGACTCTTCAATCTCTTGAAGCTCTTGGGTGAGAGTCGCCACAAGTTTCCATGCAGCAAGCTCGTCAAATCTCCATCCATGTATTTCTTGTTGTGTAAGGATTGTTTGTACTTGGTGCTCAAGCTGAACCCATTCGGGCAGAGTAATAGATGTGTTGTTCATGCGTTCTTACTGAGTGGCAGTTAGCGCATAAGACATCGCATTTAGCAATCTCTTTTTCAATAGACTCCCATGATCTTTTTGGATCCTGAGATATATTGAAGGTCTTCGTGGTGTGATCACGGTGGTCAAAATGTAGTGCGGCAGGGTGTTCGTTATATCCACAACGAGAGCAGCCAGCATCAAGCTTTATTTGATCTAACTTTTCTCGCCGTGCTTTCTGATAGTTTTGAGTTGATTTGTATTTAGTTGGAGAGGTATCCTTACAACGTGGTGAGCAGTATTTACTCCAAGATCTACTTGGCTGAAAGATTACGCCACAGGTTCCGCAAGGTATTTTTGAAAGTGTTGCCATAATTTTGTAGTTACTTTTACGTCCTGGACGCAATACATCTCCATTTCTTGTGACCAATCCTTCCAATCAGTGTCTTTACCAAAGTTTCCTTTGTATTCACCTAATCGATAACCGTAGGACTCAAGAGAATGGCGGCCATATAATTTCAATGGCATGTTTTTCCAATTATGTTTCTTATCTACTTCAATCATGTTCGAATGGTATAGACGTGATAGTAATAAAGTATCAATGACAATACCAGGAGACACAAACCAAGGATATAGTTTACGAAGAACAGGAATGTCGTACCCAATAACATTGTGACCCATGATGCAGTCAGCATCAGCCAACCGCTGTATCCCTCGTACAACAGGTTCTTCATTACCTTGGTCGTTATACGAGATAGTTTCTTTTGTATTGAAATCATAAATTGCTAGACAGTGGATTGTAGAAACTTCGTGTAATAAACCATCAGTTTCTAAGTCAAAGATCAGACTCACTTCTGTTTCCATACATATGTTTTGTCTACAAATTGTGCTCGTTTAATAGCTGCTTCAGTAGGTGGGTTTGGCTTATTCAATTTTGTACGCTGAAAATTAAAAATCTGTTGTTGGATCGAATTCAGGTTCACTTTGTGTCTCCGTAAATTTACATTTATCTAGGTCATACTTCAGTGTACAAGCTACTCCAACCTCGCCAGAATAGCGATTTTTAAGCACTCTAACTGTCGTAAAACCTCCATCTTTGTCGGATTGCTGGTCGCGTTCCAATCCAATGACCGAATCGCTGAGTTGAGAGATAGCAGCAGATCCTCGCAACTGTCCGAGCGTAACTCTTGCTCCTTCTTCATGATTAATGTCACCTGATGTCCTCTTGAGATGTGATACGAGAAATAATGCAATACCAGTTCGTTCTACAAGAGAACGTAGGCGTGTCATGGTTGCATCTATCATTCGTCTTTCATCTCCATCTAATCCACTAAGTAGAATAGACAGGTGATCAAGGAAGATAATTTTGCAGTCAAGACCATTAGCTAAATATTCAATTCTATTATAGATAACATCAGGATCATAAGACCCGAAGCCATCAAATAAGAATAGGTTCCAAGCAGCTAATGTTGTGTCAAATGCACTGACAAGCTCTTCACGTTTAGGTTCCCCTAGATGTAATGACTTACCAACTGCTACTGACATGAGACCAAGAGCCGTTCTTTTGTTTGATTCTTCTAAGGCTAGATAACCAACACGTTCACCAGCTTGTAGCAGTGATGTTGCTAGGTCTCTACATATGGAACTCTTTCCTATTCCAGAACCAGCCGTGATAGTCGTTAACTCACCGTAACGAATTCCATGAAGTTTGTCATTAAGACCTTCAAATGGATAGAGATGATCATGTGGTGGTGAAGGTGATGTTACTACTTCAAGTAATGACTTACCTTCAATGATTCCATCAGGTCGATAAGCTTGTTTGCCATAGAAAGCTTGATCAATAGCTTTATCATCATTAGCCTGCCAAGCATCTGAGAGGTCCTTATAGCCGTCTAGACGGACGATAAACACCTTGCCTGGTGGTAATACACTAGCGGCTTCTTTAGCAGCCTTCTGGCCTGGTTCATCACTGTCAAACCAAAGAAGGATTCGCTCATAACCTTGCAAGAATTCATAGTTCTTTTGAACTGCCTTCTTAGCACCTTGTGCTCCTGTTGGTAGTGATACTACGTCCCATGTAGGACGACGTTGATACCATGTAGCAGCATCTAACTCACCCTCAGTAATGACAATCTGTGTGCCATGACCCTTCCATAAATGTTGACCAAAGAATGATCCATCTGATTCACCTTCATAGAAGAACTCTTTATTTACAGTACGGGTCTTTGCACCTATTGGTGCTCCATTCTTATCATGATAGTAAAACCTTAGTTTATTACCATCTCTGTAGATCTTAAATTTCTCACAAGTTTTTTCAGAGAGGTTTCTTTTTTGCAGCCGTCCGGCTGATCCTATGTAACTCATTCGAGTTGGTGATCGATTGTGAATAGTAACTGGTGTATCTTCTCCTGGTTTCCATGCATGACATACAAAACAAAAAGAGTGGCCATCAGAGTAAATTGAATTACCATCTGATGAACCACATTCAGTACAGGCGTCATGCCTTAGAAACTCAGACAAGCCAGTCGATTGGTATGTTTCCATAACTTGTCCAAGGTATATTGTGCTTTTCGCACCACTTAGCATATGTTGTTTTTGACTTCTTACTAATCTTATTGAATGGAGCCTGGAAGACCATCCTTAAATCAATTTCTGGATGTTGCTGTTTGACGGCCTTAATCTTCCTACGATCCTCTGCTTCCCAGTACCCTTTGCACTCAAGATAAACACCGTTAGGCAGAAGAAAATCAGGAGTGTAGTTATGTTGAATTTCATATGGAACCTTAGTGGATTCATACTCATACTTCACTCCTAAATTAATCATAAGATCAGCAACCTTTTCCTCTAGTCCTGATCGGAATGCCATTATTTCTTGCTCTTTTTAAGAAGCATGTCAATGATTGCTTGCTTCTCCTTGGTAAGTTTGTTTGCTTTTTTAGTAACCTTTTCTGCCTCACCAACAGGATTGAATAAGATCTTAAGTAGGTTTTTATCCATTTGTCCCTTTTCCTTGTGGCATTACCAACTATAGAAGGTGTACATCAAACATGCTCCACCGTAGAAGCCACTAGTAAAATCTAAATACATCAGAAGATACCAGGGATAAGTTGACCTGTAACTGCATAGGCTCCTAGAGCAGCGATGACACCAAGCATTGCAAGTCGTCCATTAAGACGCTCAGCTTTTTCATTGTGATTTTCGTACACTTCGATTAACTCCATTGGGGGTTCTTTTGCAAAAATGTTTTGACGACCGTGGTCTTCGTTAGTAACTGTCATCAGAAGTCCACCTCATCAGTGTTTTCTGTTGCAGTAACAGTAACGTTAGGTTCAGATGTTTTAAATCCTTGGGTAGTGCCAAACAAAGCAGCTACATCCTCAGTATTCATATCACCTGTGTCTACTCCAGCTTCACTATTGAGTGAGACTACCTGTACTCCTTGACACTTCAAGCTAGTACCATAAGTGACACCATCCTTGAGGATGTAAGGCTTCTGATAGAACGCTACCTTCACGGCAGAGCCAGAGTAGATAGGTGTATTGATATCAGTGATTTGTGTACCTTCTGTATCAACTACAGCAGGACGGTTCTCCTCGTTCCAAGAGAACTTGATCTTATACTTACCTTCTGATACTTCTTCCCATGGCTCAGGCTTACAAACACTGCGCTTAGGGTTCTTTAGTTTCGACTCACACCACTTAAGGGTATCGACTCGATCTTCTTCTAGTTTATCGATCATATCTTGATCAACAACTGTAGATAGGGAATAGCCAAACTTACTTGGCTTCATGATTGCTTGGAAGCCCTCAAGAATGACGGGCTCTTTGGTGACTAGGGTGTTACGTGCCATTAGGTGAAATTACAGGTAGTTTCTTTCAGAAGATTGCAGAGATCTATGTAGATAAACTCAGCTTCCTCTATATGATTTTTATTTATACACTCAGTGATCATATGTATGAGTGTATGACAATGCTTGATGTAATCGTTTGTAGAAGTGCAAGTCTTAGCTCTTGAAAGAGCGACATCCCATCGATCAGTGAGATTACAATAATCGTAGTAAGACTGCGGTATCGTTAGCATCAGCAGAAAAAATAAGTGGATTCAATCACTGACTCAGGACATAAGTCCCCAATGATCGGAGGTTTTGTTTCAGCACCAATCTGTGCAGCCCATGACGTTAAGTAGTCATTCTCTGCAAAGAGATGCATGTACGTTTGACGTACGATTGTGGATAAGGTTGACATATCCGTTGCTCTGCATAAAACAGAATCATGGATTAATGCAATAGGTGAGTCAAACCTTAACGCAGATAGATGTAAAAGTGAGGCATCTAATGAGTGGATTAGATTAGGACTAGTAGCAGACTTATGATGTAATAGGTCTACTATGTCTGAATCTTCAGTGGCTACTGTAATCTGTACTCTACCAAGTAATTGCAGAGTTACTTTTTCAGTAATTTTCTTATTAAGCTTTTGAGTGACAACAAACCCTGATGGTGTTGCCCATTTAAGATGTGTTGCACCACGCTTAATAGCTTTAGCTACCTCTGATTCAATCCAGGCCATAACAGCCATAGGACCAGGTACTACTTCAGGCATGACACCTGTAATACCTTTCTTCTTATTACCTCTCAGTTGATCAACAACATGAGTTAGATCATCCTTTGAGATGTCATAATCGAACTCTTCCTTCAATGCTTTCTTAATGTAGTCTCTATTACTATGAGCCTTGGCATTGTATGGAATAGTCATGACACATCGCTTGACTATCTTTCTATTGAAGTAAGGTCTTAGATGCTCGTGGATGTTTGGTTTAAGGTGCTCGGCGACGACGGCATAGGCATCGGCAGGTCGTTCTCCTGGCAGGACATTGACAAGACTTGCAGTTCTTGCGTCTCGGCATAGTCCGGCGAGTATCTGTAGACCACTGCAGGTGGCATCAGTTGCAATTGGCAGAGCAGTGTAATTTCGATCACAGTTAATTACGGTGTGGTAGTATTCATCACATGACGCTAGAAATTGCCATGGATCTTCAGCAGCTTCCCAAATAGGTAGACTACCAATAGGGTCTAGTGCGACAGCACATATGACCTCATCATTCTCAGCTACCCAATCAAGTCTTTCTTGAATTGGTGCTTTATCTAGACCATATGTAGTAGCTACTTGAAAAGCTAACCACTCTTCAGCTTCTGGTGTCATAAATGCTTCCTCTGCAAAGAGTAACAATGACTTACCAAAGTCTGTATCTTGTGGTGTTAGGAATGCAGGGATTGGATAAGCTCTACCCCTATAGTCAAATGACCACGGTATGAAGAACTCCTTCTTATCTTTAAAGAGCCTAGCTGCTTCCATTGTCATGCGTGTTCTACATGACTTCTTAAATGATGCTGCGTTCTTGTTTAGAACTTCAGCAGCCCTTCGTCTGTAGTCTTTACGAGAATCTTTGTTCTCTGCAATATCTACAGGCTTAGGTGGTAGAGGCATCTCTACAATAGGGATGAATTTCTTCACTGCAATACCTTTCTCCATCAACGTTTCAGCAACGTCCATGATGAATGGATTGACTCGATAACCAACCTTTTGAATCTTATTAAGAAACTGAATTGGTGTTTCTCCCTGTATAGGGTCCACACCGCGTCGAACCATGTCGTGGCCCCGCATTACCTCGTTTAAAAGGTAACCACCTTGCCTTGATTGTGACCAATCATTAGGCTCAATTAGCATTGGATATGCAATTGGTGAGAATAACTCAGCCTGTGCCATTACCTCATCCTTAATCTCCATAAAGGCTGGAGTAGGTTCTATACAAATTTTACTATTTCTACCCTCTTTCCTATCTATTTTTTCAAACCAACCACTTGATTTCATCACACAGTCAAGTAACCAATTTCCTAGCTTAACTCTATTAACTGCTCCCCATTTAGTCCATTGAGGTACATTATAACGTTGAATTAGCGTCCTTACAATGACAAACTTTTGATGCGTGCCAGTAGTATTATGCCAATAGTTCTTTTTAATAACATTTAGCAGACCAGGACAGTTCTTCTCATAGAACTGCATCTGAGCCTCTTCCTCTACTGCTGTACCAATAGCTTCTGCGACTGTTACTAATTTATTTGAATTATCTTTATAGCTAAATACCTTATCAAAGATAACTTTACAAGCAATAGCACCAGCGGCACCAGCTTCTATAGGCGCTAAGTATTGGTGTATCTCAGCAAATGACTTGCCGATATAGCCTTCTTTGATTCGTTTCTTGGTCTCTTCGATTCGTTTGGTAACAAGAGGCAAAAGAGTGCTGATACTGCTACAACCGTAAACAGTTGCAGAGGCGTAGCTCTTACCCTCGAGATCTCTCGTGTTCTTGCGTAGACGCTCAAGTCCCATTCGGATTGCGTCTCTTTCGAATTGAACTTGCTCTTCAATTTGTGCAGGTGTTGCCAGATTTTTACCTCTATGATTGTGAATTAGTTAAGGGTATAAGCGGACCTATACCCTAGTGTAATTGATTAGTTTGTAGGTGTTAGATGGTGCATCTAGCCAAAAACACTGGCCAGTGCTGCATCTCGGCTCTTATCTGTAGCTTTAGCGTACCGCAAAGTTGTCTTATATAGCTTGTGTCCCATCATATCCATAAGTACTCTTAGTTGTGTTCCTGATTCTATATTCCAAGTCGCAAAGCTATGACGAAGGGAGTGGAATACATAATGTGGTTCCTTACCTATCTGTCGTGTTGCTTTCTTGAAATACCAAAGCACTGACTTACCATTCTGCCATTCATCACCAAAGATGTTGCAGTCTGGATGAGTACCAACGACACGATCTTTGACAATCTGTTGTATTGGATCTGCGATAGGTAACACTCTCCAATCACCATTCTTGGTGTTGAATCCTGGCCTACCACCAAAGTACAGGCAGTTCTTGTCAAGGTCTACGTCCTTGGCTTTAAGAGTTAGTAGCTCAGTCATGCGACCACCAGTACATGCAGCGAATCTGATTAACTCACTGAGTGCACTGTTGGTGATAGAACATAACTCATCCACTTCCTCTTGTGTGAAGAAGTAAGGTCTACCTACTGACTCTTTGTACTGCTTGACCTTTGGTGGTGCAAAGTCAATCTCTTCCTCATCATATAGGTGTGACAATACCGTCGTAACGGGTGTTACCCTCCTATTGATTGAGCCATTACAAATTTCTCTGTCCTCCATATCCATTTGATAGGATTTGAGGAACTTACGGTTGATATCCTTTAGTAGGAAATCCTCACCCGCGAAATCTGTGAAGTGTTGGCAATTGATAGCCGTTGCTTGCTTTCCGCTTCCGTGTTTCCACGAATAGCGGGTTCTAAAGGTGTAATCAACACCCTGTTGCCAAGTGACAATGTCACCCATAAATAGTGTCCTTGAATTGGTCAATGAAGTCTTCACCTTTGGGAGTTAGCCTTGTTAAGTGTCTACGTCCATTACTAGGATCAGTGTACTTTTCTACTAGTCCTAAACCAGGTTTCTTAAGCCTGTTATTCCAGACACATAGAAGGTCAATCATCCTTGATGATGAAGCAGAACTAAAATCCAAGTCGTCTTCTATTGCTTGCTTATGGCAAGGATTGTGAGAAGCAATATAAAGAAGACAGGAAACGGCTTGTCCAGGTACTTCACGATGCAAAGTACGTAGTAACTCCCATCCTTGAAGAACAGAGTTCACCCGTCTATCTGTCTCCGTCCGTTTAAGGGGATCCATTTAGGAAAGGAGAACTCAATGATAATTATACCACAGTGTACGTGTAATGTGCGGCGATGAAACCAAATGTCATAACGTGATACGTCATTGAAACCAAAATAGATCAAAGAATGAAATGCGAATCATTATCACTATGAATTAGTTATTGACTTCTGTCTGGTCTTGATGGTACGAATCGAGCATATGGTTTTGATGTAAGTACATCTCCACTGCATCACTAATAAGGTTTAATAGGGTGGTTTGCTCTTCTGCTGCCTTTACCTTAAGTCGATGATGAACGTGGTCTTTAAGAAGACATGTTACACGTTTCAAGTAAATTCCACTCAATACGGCTCATGATACCCAGTATCAACGTCTAAAGAGCATTCTGATGTAAATACATCCAGTAGTTCTTGCAGTTGTAAGTCATCATTATTTGTAACGCCATGAGCTAAATAGAATGAGTATTCTTGCTCAGTCAATTGTTCAATCATTTGTTGGTTCATTAAGCTTTACTAAGTGGATAGATTCTGCGTTGACGATTGTGACCTCATGATCACCATTAGCTAAGTACTTGATTAGCCTTTTCTGTGCTGATTTAGCGTTCTGATATGAATGCTCAGTAATCTTGCCTGTTTCTATATTCTGTACTCTCAAGATACATTCAACAGAAGCAGGTAATTCCCAAGCACATAGTTTCCATTCGTAGAACTCATCCCAACTACATGACTCAAAGTATTCATGCGGGGCGTCCTTGATAGCATCGTAATTATTAGGGTAATACTTACCACTCATCACTCATCCTCACGTCCTTAAGTGTACAATTGCGGCGACTGGATAGCTCCAAAGCTGTATATGCAGCGTCCTCAGAATTGGAAGCTACGACATACTCATAAAGAATATCGTCACCGTCTTGCAATAAGACCTCATATTCGTTTAATTTTATTTGTCCAAGTAATGGCATAGGCGTAGTCTGCGTCCTTGATGATTGTGAAAAGATTGTGAACACAAAAAAAAAGTAATTCTAATTAAGAACTACTTACGATTGTTTTGTAATTCTAATTAAGAACTACTTATGATTGTATTGTAGATAAATACTATGTAATCTATATTAGAAAGTAGAGTTTACTGTAATCATTGAAACTCCTTGTTGTTTAAATCAATCAAATCTTTGTTTATTTTGTTTGAATAATAACGTGATGTGATTCGATTTGAACGTTGCCAGATAATAGCAGTACTAAATAGTCCTACCATGCCGACAATTGCAAGGATGATAGTAGACTCAGAAGGAACAAACATAGTTAGAAAAGTGATAGATTGTGAATTATTGAATAAAGAGTAAGTCATTCAAACTCTCCGTCAATTTGCTCAAGAAAATCATAGAAATCAGGTGTCCACATTTCAATAGATAACCAATCACTGAATAAGTCATAAGCAAAATCTACACTGATTTGAAACTTAGTGTCGTTATACAACATCATGCAACCTCCGCATAAACTTCTTCGTCAGTCATTGAATTGATATAATCATATGCAACTAACTCGATAAAAGTCCACACTAACTTATTCTTCATATCTGTCATATCATGGCAGTCAGTAACAAGTTCAAACAAGAAGTCTTCACCAAAGATATCACGCAAAGAGTCATAGATATCCTCCTCATACTTATCAAAGAATTCAGTTGTTTCAGTGTAATAGATATGAGAGGATGCACACCCTGATGCACATCCATGATTGGCAATATCATTCAACTCCTCAGAGTCATATGTTTTGAGAATGGAAGTAATAGCAGGTGAAAATGTCATAGAGAAAGTGTAAAGATTGTGAAAGGATACTTAAGTGTACAAATCAGGTGATGTTGTAAGACAAAACATACTTGTCATAAGGGAGTAAGTTCTCATTAACCCAAAAACCAAGACTCATATTCTTATTGAATACTAGGTTAAGGATTGAACGCTTGGAGACATTCCAATAGCGATATGTCTCACCACTCTTATAGACAACATCGACAATGCCAGATAAAACATTGACGAAGATATCTTCTACACAGGAAGAAGAACGCTTGGAAACAGTAAGTGGAATGTACATAATAAAAAGGTGAAAGATTGTGAGTGTTAATTAGAGTGGATTACTTACAGTTCTTGTTGAACCAGAAACCGAAAGAGATGCAAGGATTAAGTAATTCTTGAATAGCATCTAGAGTGACAGAGTAGTAGTGAACAGCACCACTCATAAATTGTACGCGAACCTTAGAAGTAGCAAGGTTGAAATCAATGTCTTCGATAAAGGAAGAAGAACGGGCAGGAGCAACAACGAAAGCAGACATAATAATAAAGCGAATGGATTGTGAAAGTAAATTGAACAGTATTGAACTAGTCTTAGTTAATACTTAGTGGATTGATTTATCAATCAACCCTAGGTACGATAATCTTAATCTTCTTAAGAGCACGTAATTGCCACGACTTAATCTTTGTATGAGTCGTTGGTTTCTTACTGATGTGATTCAATAGAAGAAAGATGTTTAAGTGTACAGGTTAACAGACTAACTGTTATGTATTCAGTTGTAGTTGAATCAATTAAATGATTCTCTGTTGCTGCAGTATCGGCAGGATAACTAACGCGATAGGAGCGTCACCTTTATTCAGTTTGTGTGTTTTTTGTCCACTCTTATAATATAGCAGAGTGTACAGGTTTTGTCAATAGGTGAGTGCCACTTCGTTGACTGTCTCCTGTTCGACTCCGGTTTCCGGTTCTACTAAGGAGAGGAGAGTGAATAAGGTTGACTAGACTTCGCGTCAGTTCCTTTGTCCACTGTTCTAATATACACGAGTGTACCGGATAAGTCATGAGCATTTATACTCATAGTATGATAAGCGTTGCCTATGTCATTGATGATATACTCTTATCTATTATGTATGGTTACTATGTGTTGCTAACTGTGTTGTCACTAAGTAATACGATTGTGATTTGATTGTGAATGATACTTAGTGAGTATATTTACAGGGTTGGGCGGACAGATAACGAGACAATCAATGATACAAAGTGTTACATTATTGGCACGATATCGTCACTATATTGAGATTAATCGATTAGATTGTCTGTCTAATCAGCAAAAAAGACCCCCCATTAGGGGGAAATTGCGTCCCGGTGTATCGATATAAGGGTTCAGAAATTTATATTATTTTTTTAAGTGATCATTTTAGTATTATCAGTAGGAGACTCCTCTTCCTCTTGCACTTCAGACGCAAAGGAAGTATCTTTACGGGACTCTAATTTAGACTGAACATAAAGTTCATCCATCTGAAGACACCATTCTTTCAGAGCTTTACCAGAATCAGTAAATTTAGCAGTACCCAACGTTCTCCAACAGTCTTTAGGATCAGTATGTCCTTTAGTAGTACCTTTATAATGAGATACAAAGTAATTAGGACCTTCTCTTGTACGTGTATACGTAAAGGAACAGGAAGGAGTATTACCTTCAAACTCTAATGGTTGCATATAATGTTTGTATTATTGATGAGTAGATAGTAATAAGATTCAATGATTATCAACAACAATGATAAATTGAGAATAAAGATTCAGTATTAAAATGGATTTGTTGTCATTGGGGTTTACCCCGTACTTACAGAATATCCATTCAGAGGATATTAATAAAGAAGGAAGAGCTACTTGTAAAAGTAGTGTCTTCCTTCAGTAAGGGGTCGGGTCCACCCTTCCCTTCCCCTATATAGGGTCCACACCGGTCCTAAACCCAGTGGTCAACAGTCTTTTTACCAGCTAGTAAATTTGATTGTCTACGTTGATCTAAACCCATCCCAAAAGCCATATGATTAGCAGCAGCTTGGGGGTCATCTAACCATTCTTCCATCATTTGATTCCAGTCATCTCTACGTTCTAACTTAATAGATTCAGAGGCAGAGATAGCCATAGCATCGGTGTAATATTTAACACCTTGAGCTAAGCAGTCTAATCTGTCATCGTGTTTAACAGCACCTTTCTCTCTACACATACGAGACATCTGGTAGAAGAGCATATAGAGGAGACGTTCTTCAGGTGGAGCATCGGGGTTAGATTTAAAGTCCCATTCAACGACGGAACGATTAACGATAAGACGATGTTGATTAAGGACAGGTTCTAAGGCATCAATTATACGGTCTTCTTTACGAACATTGGCACGAACCTCTTCAATATCAATAGCTTGTTTAGTTTGTTGGAGATGTTTTTTAAATAGTTCACCGACCATACCATCACCGAAGTTAGTTTCGATAAGTAGTTTAGTGACACCATATTTCTTACAACCTCTTAGAACATCGAGTAATGTCTTATCGGAGTATCCATCTCTATAAGCACGCATTTCGTGCAAGTACAGAAAACCATTGCGTTGTGAGATATAAGCCGCAGCCGTTTCATCTGTGCCACGGCCCGACGGGTCAATTGAGCAGATTGTTTCTGTGTAAGGGTTCCAGTTTCCTTGTAACTGCATTGGAGAGTAGAAATAATCTCCAGGTAGACCCACAGTGGGGAGGTCTTTGATAACGTTTTGGGGGTCTGAGCACCAGACAACGGAATCGGGAGCAGTAGAAGGATTAACAGAAGTGACGATAAGATCGGCACATTTAAGCGGGAATTTTTCAGCATCACTTAGAGAAGTATCGAGCATGAATTGCAACATAAAGTTGCTACGGCCCATTGCTGCTTCACGTTCTAGAAGATCCAGGTCTTCGAAACGATCCGGGTCCGTCGGTTTCCAAATCTCCGCACCGTTTTCGATGTCTTCCTGCAACTGTGGCGAGAGCAGACCTTCGTAGTTTTCCGTTTTACGCGGGTAACGCGCGGGCCATACGAACGGACGATAGTTACGCTCGGCGAGTTTACGATATATGGTGAAGGTGGTCTGGGGTGTTCCAAGAAAAAGAATACGGGAATCATTTTTAGGAGTAAGGATAGATTCTGCTTCAGTGCAGAGTTGTAATAGTTTTTCTCTCATGAGTTCAGTCATGGAGTTACCAGGGACTTCGATATCGTCAAGGATCATCAGGTCAGCACGGGAACCCGTAAGTTGACCAGTAATACCAACTGACTTAACAGAAGGAGCCTGGTGAGGTGGACAGTTAATATCAAAGGAGACACGAGACCAACGAGAGTTATCGTCTTTAGGTCTCATATGATTTAACCAAGGTGTCTCAATGATTAGCTTCTGAAGGAAGATGGACATGTTATCTGCACGTTCTTTAGAAGCAGAGATAATCATGATCTTCTTTTCACTGTCTTTAAATAAGGTCCATAGGACAAATGCACCGGTAATCCAAGATTTACCTACACCCCTGAAAGCTTGGATCTGTAGACGTTTAGGACCGTGTTGTAAGTAATCAGCAATAGAGTACTGTGCACGTGTGGGACTAGGAAGGTCTAATTGACCCCACAGCGCCTGCAGGAAGAGCTTAAAGTCATCTTTAAGTAGATCTATAGTATTCATAAGTTAAGGGGTGTTGTAGGGTCATATGGAGTAGTAAGGCATTCACCAGCGTGGCCAGAACTTCTTTGAATGAAAAACGAACTACAGTTCGCTCATGGAAGGAACTGCATCTCTTTTTTTATTCAAGGGGTAAGTTTGATTCGATCTGCTGGATTAGATCCCGAAGTTAAACTTCAGGTAGTTTTTGAAATGTTGATTTTGGAGGACGTTTCATATAACCACCGATTTGAATAGCTTTACCAACGCCTTCTGGTAACTCATTAATTATTTTACCTCCAAATTTCTTAGATGTAATTTGTTCTGTCATCCATTGGTTGTATTTAGCATACAACTCAATTAATTCAAAAGCATCATTAATATCAGCTTCGCCAGATACAATAGCTCTACCTAATTCTTGACTAAGATCAGCAAAGTCACCTGGTGCTGTTGAACCTTTTGTAGAAAGTGGTTTACCGGGAGATTTAGGCTCGAAACCCATATCTTTGATAAAGTTATGCCAGTTAGTATGTTTAGCTTCCTTTAGAATAGCTATATTTTTAGATACACCAGAACTATTTAAACCTAAACTTTCCATTTTTTTAAATAAGTTAGCAGCAACTAATGGATCACTATTAGCTATACTGAGAATAAATTCACCTGCTTCTTTGTTTCCAAATACATGATGCCATTGATCTTTACTAAGTATATTAGTAAATTTAGTAATATAATTTCTAGCTGAGCTTGAAGAATACATTTCTATATCTTGATGATTTGGATTTAAAGATGCAGCATCATACAGTTCTCTTTGCCTATCCCCTTTAATTTGTTTGCCTGTTTTGTCCCATTTTGTTCTAAGCCCCTCCATACGATCAGCACGTTCAAGTTGTTGATCAAGTACACCACCTTTATTAAGTGCTAGTTCGTCAGCAGTAATGAAGGTATTCTTTTTAGATAACTTACCACCTTGACCACGCCTAAATGTATCAGCTAATTCTCTATGGTTTTGGTCTCCATACAGCTTTCTAGCTCTTGTTTGCCAATTAGTTGGTGTTGGTAAAGTAGAGGCAGCGTAATAATCAAATCCAGGCTTAGCGGCTCGTGAAGTTGTTCTTGCTAAGTCAGCAACAACATTCATACCTGTGGCAGCTCTTTTAACTACATTTCCAACACCTGCAGTACCAGCAGCAGTTAATACTTCACTAGTAATTATTGGAGATATTTTTGTTGTCTTAGATACAAATTCATTAGCAACATTAAAACTTTGTCCAACATTATTAATACCAGTACGAATACCTTGTGGTAATCCTTGGTATAATTGGACACCTTGTCTGACTACATCTACAGCTTTAGATTTAACTTGTTCAGGTAGAGCATCTACACCAATATTGATAGCTTGATTTACATCAGTACCTGAACGGGTTGAAGCAATATGACCTGCTCTAAATTCAGGACCTTCTTTTAATTTGTTATATGAGTCTTGTGATTGCCAACCATAGTTTTGACCTGACCAATAGACATCTTGATTGTTTAAAGTTGCTTGTGTTCCAATGGTTCTATTTTCATCTGTAGTATTACCACCAGCTTTTTTCTGTTTAGTTAGAAAATTATGCAGCCTTTGGTTTACATTAAATAACTCATTCATAAAAAAAAAGCCCCACCAAAGGCAGGGCAGTATGTGTATGTGTACAGGTTGATTAGTAACCTAATTTGTCACTACGTTGTGCAGAGTTATTCTTCGGATCAAGTTCATCAAAGATTTTTGCTCTTTGATCACCAGACACTTTTACACCACCTTCTTTAATAACTTGGTTAATAGCGTTTTTAGTACCTTTACGCATTTGTTTCATATCCTGTTGCTGCTTATAAGCCATATCAGCATTAGCAGCTTGTTGGCGGGTATGAGAGTTAACTGCAGAAGGTTTAGTACCTCTAATAATCTGTTGACCAGGACTTACTTTTGTACCTAGTGCTTTATTTAGTTTCTTGTTTGGATCTTTCATGTGTTGTTTTCAGCCATTTGTATGATTAATGATTAGTGATTCTCGTAGTAAATTCTCTCCAAACTTGGCTCTCATCCAAGATCGCCAATGGTGGCTTCCTTTATCCTGATTACATTTGGTACATGCTGATACAACATTTGTATAAACGTCTTGTCCCCCCATAGAACGAGGGTGAACATGGTCCAAAGTAAGTTCGTGTAGTTCATAAGTTTCTCCGCAATAAACACAAGTGCAGCCAAAGTATTCTTTTATACTGCGTCTCCAAAGACGCTTAGCTTCTGAGGAGGTCATGGTTATTAGGTTGTATAGGTAGTGATCAGGAGTTGGAAGTAGCGGCGTCATGCGTGAATGCCCTTTTTAGATCGGTTAGCTTTAGGTGATGCGAGTACTACACCTTTACTGGTGTGAGATACATCCTTACCATCACCCTTCTTACCAATCTTCAAAGAGCCAACATAAGCGTTATGTTTTAGCTGTTTACCTTTTTTTGTTTTCTGATACTTAGATTGTTGCTTTAAACGCCGTTGATTTGCTTCAGGATTGGCGTCATAATACTTTTGTGTTTTACCTTTCATGAGAGATTAATGGGCATATTATGGATGGCTTTAATAGATTGATATACACTAATCAAAGCAGTAATTTTAGATTCAAGATTAGTTATTCTATTCTCTAATACAGTATCTGTAGGGTTGTTATTGTTTAATAAGCCAATAAGGCTTTCTAAGGTATCTGTGCGGGTCTGTATAGCGTCTAAACCATCAGTTAGGTTAGATAGGTCAGGTTGACTAAAATCAATAGCCTCAAGAGCATTTAAACGTGTAGTTATAGGTGTTAGGTCAACACTTTCAAAAGTAGCTGATTCTAAAGTAGTAACACGTGTATCTAGATCATCAACGTCATCAAATAATGTAGACAAACGTCTACGTGGTGAAGCACGGGTAAATGAGCCATTACTAAAAGTACCTAGCTCAACGTCTGTAGTTTTAATACCATCTTCAGCATTTAGGTTGCTTTCGAAAGATGAATTTCCTTTAACAGTTAAGTCACCTTCAATTACGAAGTCATCAGTACCACCTTGCAGTTCTTCTACAGCTTCAAATAGTTCTGATAGTAGTTTAGGTGGATTGTAAGATACCCATCCTTGTGTTGAACTATTATATTCTACTAATTCAACTTCAGGTGATTTAATAATGCCAGGATTACTAGCAGGTCCACCGACATTAATAGAAGATGAAAAATAAGTTTCTTCAAAGAATCCAACATTATCTTTAAAGGTAACAATTCCTAAAAATTCTATAGCACCTTCAAAATTTACATCTCCTTTAAATGAAGCTTCATCGTAGACATTTAATAAATAGGTGTTGACTATATTAAAATCACCACCTTCACCTTGTAGGGTTTGTGCACCGTTATATGCGCTTCCCATACAATCTCTCCTGAACTAATGTGGGATCAACAGTAGGGAGGATGTTTGCTAGTTTATCTAGTGGATTACCTTCATATGCGATACCACTAATGTCGTTTGTTTTTAGCCAATCACAAGCTGCTTTTAAATCTTGAGTAGAAGCCTCACCACTTTTCACACGGGCAAGAAATTCTTTGGTAACAAGGTTATGCAGTTCGTTGAACTGGTCTTCAGTTGCTTTGTTCTTCATCGTTTAAATAGGTAATAGCTCGGGAAAGTAGAGAGATATCATCCTTAAATTTACCTAGACCTTGGTTACATTCTTGGCAAAGTAGACCACGAACTCGATTACTAGAGTGGCAATGGTCTACAGCAAAACGGTCGCCTTTTCCTTTAGGGTTAGCAGAACCACAAATTTTACATTTGTAATCCTGCCTTTTTAGCATCTCATCGTATTGCTCTGATGAGATCCCGTAGCGTCTTTGTAAAAGATAGTTTCTTTCATACTCCCGTCTTTGAGAACGGGTTTGATTCATTCTTCGGTTGCTTTCTTTTTCATAAATGTAATTATGTTTGTGTTCCTACAACAGTGTCCCCGATCATAAGTTTTCCATCAGTACCAACAGTCAGCTCATAAGCAGTACCACTTGTGTCGTAAAGACGAATTATATTAAAATGACCAGTACTCCATCGAGCAGTACCAGATCCCAAAGTCATAGTCTGAGTGCTGCCTGGTGCCAAAGCATTTTCTGATAATGTAAGGAGTTCCGCTTCAGTTTCATCTTCCCCTTCCCCTTCCTTAACAAAATACTTAACCTGCCCACCACGTGCATTATGCTCAATTCTCAAATCTGGAATATCTGTTAATGAGGTAAACCCGGTTTCATCGAAGAACATAAAGGAATTTCTACCGTTAGAACGAGAAATGAAGTTTGAATCATTTTTAGTAGCCGAGCCCTCAGGTGAAAGAACCCTATACTGAGATAAGATGTTTGTAGACTTAAAATCAGCTGCACTCTTTACATGGTAATCCCCATAAAACTTAGATGAACCAAGAGTAGCAAGACCTTTAGTTGGATCAGTAGAAGGATCAGATTGATTAGAAAAATTACCAGAGAATGTATATCTAGCAGGTAAATCATAAATTTTCTGCCCAACATCACGACCAATAGCCAGCTTGATATCACCTTCAGTGATAGTCACACTATCGACAATACTAGCATTTAATGCAAAGAGTGCTTTTGAATAGTGTGAGTTACGATCATGGAATGTGAGGCCATTGATGGCGAGGTCAAGACTGGTATCGGAAGAGGTGTCAAAATAGAACACATTCTGGTTACCAGTTGCAGGATCCTCATCAGCAAAATCAGTCTCAACATGAAGATCAAAATGAAGTTGCTCAAAGTAATTACGAGCAGCACCATCTAAATTCTTACTGGCATGAAGTGTGATTAAATTAGTGTCAGGACTGTGTGCTGCATTTACACCAGCAACCAAATAACAAGCAATAAACTGGTGGAAAATAGCACCTGAACCAATCCAGACAGCTCCTCCTTTATTTGTCCTTCTAAAGTCACAGCGAATAAAAGTGTTTCTTAGGAATGATCCAATATCACCAACCTGTGGTGTGCTCGTAAACTCAGAAGTAACTCCCCAGTGGTTGTGGCTATCTTGTATTAGGCAGTAAGAATTATGATTATTCCATCCATTTTTAATGAAGACGTCATCAAAGTAAACATCTTCAGAGCAGAAGTTATAAACACCAGCCCAACCGTAGTAGCCTTTAATTTCTATGGTTGAGAATCTATGACTATCTGAAGCTACACCATCAGCATTACGACCAATTTGAAAGGCACATCTAGGAATCTCAGTAATATCAGAAGTAGGATCACCTATAGTTGTAAAAGTACCTCCATTCCACATGCATTTACGGGAATTTAAAAGATCAAATGCAGGTTTTTCCGTCATCTCCAGCTTGAAAAAAGCACCTCGTGCTTCTACATAGAAAGGAGAATGAGCAAGACGCCATGATGTTAGGTTAATGGTATCAGTAAGGCGATATTCACCAGGAGGTATGAGGACTTGAATTCCATACCCCTTTACTTGGCTAGCTGTGTTAGCTGGTAGTCCTGTGTTTGGATCAGTGTAGCTAATGTTATCATAACCAAATGAATTATTAGCTTTTACATAATCAAAACAAGCCTGAATAGCAGCAGTGTCATCAGTAACACCATCACCAACTGCACCAAAATCTAATACGCTAACTCCATTGTTGGGCCAGTTAGCTAAGGCCCGTGTTTTAGTTCGTGTCATAATAAATTAGTTTGCTGATACAAGTTTCACGTCTACTGACCAATCAAGATCAACACCTGAGTCACCACTTACAAAGACTGTAAGAGCGTCAACGTCTTCTGGTGCTACATAAATGAATCTAGCCGAACCATTTAATTGAGCACCGCTGGTATGAGTTGGAGCACTAGCACTAGATGTACCCGAAGTTATACAGAGATAAATATTGGAAGCACTAACAAAATAGTCACCAGCGCTATATGCATTGTCACCCTGAAAGGTATTACCGCCACCATTTAAAAGGATGAGTTTAATAGGGCATTTGTTGCTAGTTAAATTGTTCAGCCTGTAGATTACTTCTTGATGAGGGTCTGAAAGATTACTTGCTGTGGTAGTTCTAATAACATACCTCTCTTCGCTAGCAATTACCTTGTTTGTTCCGTTTGTTGATGCTGCTGATGCGTTGATATAAATGAGATATGTCTGCTCAGGTGCTGTCGTGGCTACATTAAACAGAAAAGGTTGTCCACCGGCGTAACCGGTAGTTGAAGTTGTGTAAGTATCATCGATGGTTGTGCCAGCTTGTGGCATCGTGTTATCCGATACAACTGTACGCATGCCCTTAGCGATTGGAATTCTATAAGGTTGACCGTCTGTAGTATCTACTTTGGCAAAGTTGTTTGAAGTAAGTACAAGTGATTGATTAACAGCGGTAGCGCCTGACAGGTTCAGTTGTACGCTAGATCTGAGAGGGTTTTGAGAAGTATCAAAGTTACAACCAGTGATAGTGACCCCTCTCGCTTCAATAAAAGCATCACCACCCGATAAAGAAGCAACATTATTGTAGTTATTATTGCCAAAGAAGCAGTTGGAAACAATCAGGTTTTCGACCTCAAGCCTGGTGTTACCAGCACCTTCTACAATTAAGCCTCGGATACCTGCTTGTAAAAACTCACATTGGTCAAAAGACACTTCTTTAAATAGGTTGGTATAAGTACCAATGCTAGATGCGTCTACTGCAATTTTAACGCAATTAGAGGTACCACCTTGCGTCCCTCTGAATTTACAAGTAGAGAAGAATATGTCTTGATACAGTCTAGTGTTGCTGGTAACAGCCCCACCAATAAAAACATGTTGAGTTTGCCCTATGGCATTATCAAAGTATGTGTTAATAACACGTATATCAGTGATTGTATTGCTGTAAATAGTCCCCGCAGGAGTAACGCTTAAAGAACTTTCTATGCCACCAGTAGTATGGCATTGAGTAATGTACAAACCATCAACTGAATTCACCTTGATGACATTTTGAATGTTGTTATATCCTCCACCCCAGAACTCGCAATCTGTGATATGTAGACCACCTCCAGGGGTATAGCTATTGGAGGAGTCGTAGACACCATTTAGCTCCAGAAAACATTCAGCGTTGGTTCTCCTGGCAGTGACTCTAAATTGACAGTTAGTAATTTCCCATTGATTAGCCCTATAACAAACTACATGCTTGTACCAACCATAGAACGCACAATCTGAAATACCACCTAGTGACATCCTGTTTAATTGGATGGCCACTGCATTATCACTTACACTATAATTTACAAAAAATAAATTAGAGAAAGTAGTGTGATAAATGGGGGCAGACGTTGCTGCATCTACATTACCAGATAAATCCTCACCAACCATGAAAACAACAATGTCAGCATCAGTTGTTATCTTGCTTCCCTTGCCTGGATCGCCAAAGAAGCCAGCACCATCAAAAGTGGAGGGTACATTAATTGTTGAGGTGACATAATAATCACCACTAGGGAAGTATAAAGAAGCCCCAGAATCATTCATGTGACTTGGAAACTGAGTGGCTAAATAATTTATAGCTGCCTGAATAGCATCCGTATCATCAGTTACTCCATCACCTACAGCACCAAAGTCTTTAACACTTACATACTGCTCTAGACGCTGCTGTACGGTCTGTTCTACACCACTGCCGGGGTATGTATAAGTAATACCACCTGCACCTTGAACAGTACCGGTCTGAATGTAGTTACAGGAGTGAACATCAATGACATCACCTTCTACAGCACCTTGGGCAAGGATGATAGAGACCCTATCGTTAGCACCATAATCAACATCCCTAGTAAGCAGAGCTCCATTAAGGAACACAGACTCAAACCCAGGGCTGTAAGCCAAGGGCAAAGTACCGCTACCATTACCAGTAAATACGGTTTGACCAGCATCAGCTTCATCTACCCACCGTGTATAGGGGAAGGTATCAAAGTTAGCACTTACTTCTACAACCTTAAGGCTGTTATAGCTAAGCACCATTGCTTCATCACCAGCCAGCAAAGGTTGCTTTAGTGTGATCCTATCTGAGGTGACTGTGTAGTCATCACTAGGGGTAAGGGTTGAACCATTAACCGTGACGATCTCATTACCAGGGGCAATAGGGGCAATAGGGTCAAGGACAGTCTCACCACCACCTGCTTTGATGATATAGCGAACAACAGGTAGAGAAGAGATGTTTCCACCTGATCCAATTAAGATTCCATCTACATACTGTTTGTTTACAGCATCAGCAGCATCTTCAGGACTACCTAGTGAGGTAATCTTCTGGTTAGACATGGCCAGTTGGCCTGTCATTGTGTCACCAGTGACGTTTACATATTTGCCATCTAAAGAATCTAACTCAGATTGAATCTCATCTATCTCAGATTCAAACTCAGATTCAATCCTATCTATCTCAGATTCAATTTCATCTATATTATCTTGAATACTATCAATCTCATCATTAATAGAATCAATTTGATCTTGCTGATCATCTGAAACTTCATGTCCTTCTTCAATAGATTGACGTAGAAGTTCAAAATCACCGTTCAAATCAGTTGCTCTAATGGCTCCACCTTGTACAAAAGTAGAATACTTAGCAGTACCAAAAGATTGACTGATGTCTGTTTCACGTAAGATCTGAAAACTATCTGGAACTACATTCGTAAACCGAATTGCAGTGGCTCCATCAAATTCCCAGTCAGTGACGTATGTATATTCATTTGTATTTGTATCATAGGTACGTACTTTGACCTGTGATACTTGGTCATATTCAAATGTAATGGCATAACGGGTGGAGCCAGTATTTCTGTATTCGTTTATTACGTCGTTGTGAGTTAATGACATAGTTATTTATTGGGGTTTTGTAAGATCTGTTGTCGTAAATCACCAGCAGTCTCTTTTGCACCTTTGAAATTACCTTGATTAATCTTGTCATCGACGATCTTCTGCAGTACACCTTGGTTAACAAGGTCTGCACGGTTACGTTCTAGTGATGCCCAAGCTTGATCAAAGGCAATATTATGCTCTTCATCTAATAGTTCATATAATCTAGTCTCTTTAATTGGGAAATCCTGTTGGTTTTGTAGTCCCCGTTCTTTAGCATAACGCTTTAGTTCATTCTGCCACCATTTATCAGGACGCATAAGTAGCTTCTCTACTTTTTTACCAAGTTTATATGTTTTACCCATGTAGGTATTGATATAATTCAATTGATCCTTAGTTAATTCACGGTTATTGATTGGATTCCTACGTGGTTTCTGTAGTCCATCCCAACCTGTACGAAGTAGTTCTTCACGCCA